CCAGATTGAGAAGAGCTAGTTCGAAGATGATTTATAGACTGTATTTCTGTAGTTTCTTCTATCTCGTATTCAAAATTAAAATCTTCTATTTGACCAGTTGAGGTCATCAAAAATTTTGGACTTGGAATATATGTGCTAGATAAGAGTTTAAACGATCTTTGTAATACCCGATCTTCTCTATCTGCTGCAATAGTATTAGATTCTGTAGCTTCTTCTTTTAAGTATAATTTTATGTTAGTTCCAAATATTGTTGTTAGTTCTAAGTCTGGATTAAAATTAGAATGTATTTGCTCTGTTATCTGATCTAAATCATTCTTATATTTTGCCCAAATAGTAACCTGATATTCAATTTCTACAGGCGAAGGAACTAAACTTACTAATCTATGATTTCTTTTTGTTTTAGGATCTGTATATTTTTCAGATACTACTAATGGTTTATATCTTTGTCGTTTCTCATCTCTATTTGATTTTGGTTGATCTATAGAAATTATTGGTAATATTATATTTGTATCTTGAGTTAATTTTGCAATAGCTCGTTCTTGCGTACCATGAATACATTGAACTTCTATTACCTTATCTTCTGGATCAATAACCACAAAATTAGAAAACGAATTAATGACAGATCTGAGCATCTCTTTATATACAAAAGATACATTAGACGCTTTCTTTGCAGATCTCTCAATTAATTCTCTTGCAATCTCATCCGCTCTTTTAGCATAAACAATATTGCTAGATGGATCGTAAGAAGAACTAGAATATGATTGTCTTAAATCAATACTCATCTAAATCTCTCTTACCTAGTTTAGGTGCAACATTAGTTCTAGGCATATTCTGAATATTTTCAGAATCCCTCAATACCTTGGCTGTACAAATATAATGGTAAACACTGTATGCTTCAAAGCTATCTTCTTGAACTTCAAATATTTCGTATTTAATGTTTTGGAAATGGGGATGTAAGATATCCCCAGCCATAGGAGGTCTACCTATTTTTTTATCTATATATGATTTATTGAATGTAAATAATTGATCACTAGTTATTTGAATACCAAATTGATTTATTGGTTCTTCCACAACTTTTGGATCATAGTGACCATAAACTAGAATAGCGTTAGGACTTATTGGCTTGCTTTTTTGCTCTAGGTAAACTTCATCAAATTCATTTGAAGGCATAAACTTATAGTAGTTTATTTTAGATCCAGATAATCTGATATTTTCTTCGTCTACTAAATTGAATAGGTTAATATCTGGATTGCTTCTATCAAATAAACTCAGTTCGCTATCGTTAGTAACGATTTCGATCTCTGGTATATTGACATTAGTTTTGAAGTTTTTACTCATTAGTATAATGTGAAGCTAGGTGGTTCTTCAAATTCAGATAGTAATTGTTTATCTAATGCTTCTATTTCTTTTTCACTTTGTTGGATAAGCGCATCACCATTTAGCTGTGCTCCTCCACCCGGACCCGGCAAGGTTTTATACTTACCTCTTATTTGTCCAAGTATACCTTTAGCTAAAGCTAATGCATACTTTTGTATAAACACTTTATATGCTGGATGTATTGTATCTGAGTTTATTGCTCTATACTGAACTATTACAGATTGATCAGTTGTAGCTGGAACTGGGTATATCTGAAGATATTTGTTATCAACTATATCAAAAGATCCGTCTTGGCCTAAAATCTTTCTCATCATTTCTAAACTGATTTGAAGAAGATTAAACTCACCAATACTAAAATCATTGAACAAGAAGTTTTGTTGGAAATATTTTAAGAAATAATCTTGTTCTAATGATTGGCCCATTCCCGGAATTCCAATCAAGTCTTTTTTGTACACAACATACTGAACATTGTCGATTACATATTTGGGTAGTTCGTATATGTTTACTCCTGCAACTGTTTTAAAACTCATAAATTGAGTTGCCCAATAAGGAGCATGATTTGTCATCTTAGTTATGGCTTCATCAATTATTGATTTTAATTGGAAGTCACTTAGTTCTACTCGTATGACTGGAAATCCCAGTCTACCTAAAATATAAGATTTAATAGATTCTTCAAATTTATTAAACTCTATAGGGTCTTGGAGGGTAGTATTATTTAGTTCGCTATAATTAATCTCTCCATTAGGCTTTGATGTATCTACTAAATCCCCATGAGGAATAGCAAAGCTGTTGCCATATGAATCTATCTGTGGTTTTATAATTCCTCCCATAAATTAGCCTCTATCCTATATAGGGAAATAGAAGAGCCTGAGAGTTTTTATTTCTCTCAGGCTCCTTAATTTAATTTAAGTTAAATCAGCTCTTTACGGCTTTTGAGAAAGGTGTGAAGAGGTAGTTAGCTGCGGGGCCAACGATTCTGATTACTCTGTAGAATCTGTTAGCAGGTTGAATTGCAGCCTTAGCATAACGGGTCAAGATACCCTTTCTTGGTTGGAAGGTCTCAGGATCTGTTATGGTTGGTAGTGCTTCGATTGGGATGTATGGGCAGTAAACGAATCCACCGTCCATTGGGCTTCCACCCTTGTAACCCATCAAAATCTCGTCTTCAGGCCAGAGTGGGTCGATGAAGAGATCATACTTACCAGCAAACTTACCACGGTACTCAATCTTGTTAGCACCCATGTTTGTGATACCTTCAGTCTTGGGACCAATACCACCTTCGAGCTTGGCAGCGGATTCCAACATTGCACCAACGAGTGGTGATGTGATAATCCAGTTACCGGGGCCACGGTGAGTTGTCTTGTAGATGTCTTGTGAAGCAAAGTTCATAACACCTAGCAAGTTAGCATAAATATGACCAACATGCTGAGGTGCAAAGTTAGCTGCACATGTGGTGAGGTCTACTACGAACACATTGCTATTTGCAAGGAGTCCAAAGTTGTCTGTTGGCATAGTTCCCTGAGCGTAATCAAATTTGCCCGGAATAAATGAAGAGGATTCACCTGTTGGACCTACACCACCGATAGCACCAAAATTGTTTGAGTTGGCATTATCAAGTGATCCAGAATACCAACCACCCATGCCTGCACCTGCAGTTGTTTCGCCAGAAACATTGTACGCAATACCACGGAGGTCTTCAATCAACTCGCGGTCGATTTCAAGTTCCAATTCCTTTGACATGAGGTCAGTCAATTCACGCTCTAGGTCCAAGTTATGGTAAGCCTTGAGATCTTGGCTGGCTTCAATTGTCCAGAGAGCACGCATCTTCTTAGTGCGTGCAACAACAGGCTGCTGTTCAACGCTAATGTTGAGTTCAGGAATCTCAGCATTCTTTAGAGCTTCACCTGCTGAAACTGACCAACCCAACATGGTTGTACTAGTAGGCCACATTGCAATCTTACCACCGTAAGTAGTTGATGCAGTACCGATACCAGCACTTGTTCCAAACAATGAAGATGTATGTACTGTTCCGGCAGGACCACCAGTTATACTACCCCCACCTATTGGGTTTGTGGTTATACCCTTGTAGGTCAAGTTGTACTTGCTGTACAATGGATCTCTGTTTGCACCATACTGACGGGCTGAACCGAGGTAGAAGATCTGTGATACTGGACCTTCCATTGGCTGAACTGAACCAATCTTGTTGAAGATCAATTCAGGGAACACTCTACGAACGAGTGGGAATGCAAACTTTTGGAATGTACCAAGACGGCCAGTGGTGGTTGCACCTGCTGACAATTCTTCGTTGACTTGTGAAGCAACGATGCTCTTAGCTTGGTTCTCCAAAAGAATGGCTGTAACCTTAGCTGTGTATTGGTCACTAATGCCTTCTAGTACTGGTGACCACTTCTCAACTAGTTTATTGTGGTTGGGATTGTGTAATGAATCGGACATAATTTTCCTCAATTATTTAGTTTTGGCATTAGGGCCATAACACCTTCAGTCAAGAACTGGTTGTTCACCTTAGAAATTTTCTTAACTGGAGTATTTTCCATTTCCTCTGCAATCATAATTGCTTTTTCAGAGGTCTTGAAGGGTAGAGTTGATTGCTCTTGTAAAGCAATAACTTCATCTTCAAGTTGGTTTGTCTGCTCTTGTAAAAGAGATGTATGCTCTTCCAAGGCTTTGTTCTTCTTGGAGAGAAGAGCTATTGTTCTTTCTAGCTTAGTTATTTGTTGTGAAGCTGAGTTGAGTTCTTCTATTAGAACGCCATTCTCTTCTTCAACTTCTGATTGTTCACGCACTACTTGTGATATTGCATTCTCTTCGTCTGATGCATTTAGTTCAAGTGTCATCATTGATTTGATGCTTTCGAACAATTGAGCGTTACGGTAAACATCGCTTTCTTCTTGTAGTTCACGAAGTGCATGTTCCTTTATAGATTGGATTTCCATTCTTAGGAAACCCTTAACCTTAGATTCAAGGAGTTTTACACGATCATTAACTTCTTCTTTTATTACGACATCTACTAACTCTGCTATTTGATTAACAGTTTCTTCCGTTAATCCTTCGGGCAATAATTCAGCTATTGATTTTATTTTTGACATAAATGCTCCTAGAGTCTATATTTATTTAGAAAGGGTAAAATAAAAAACTTAGATTTTTTTATTTTCTGTAGCGTTTAATAACTTTATCTATCTGTAAAGCCAGTAAATCGGCTTCACTTAGTTCTTGAATTGATAGGTCTTCCATTATATCTTCGGGCTTATATTTTAAGTCTAACTTATTTTTAAGTAAGGTAACGAAGACATTTTCTCGTAGAGCTTGTTGTTTTGTCTTCTGCTTTAATAATAGTGTCGATTCCGAAACACTTGGGAAAGCTCCTCTTGTGCTTGGGTCTGCAACTAGGTCAAAGGTTACCATTTTGTAATCTTCTTGGACTTCTTGCTTGCCGGGAATATCTTCACACTCTTTTAAGCTGCCTAAACCACGGCTAGAAATGCCTATTCTTACGCCGTCTTTAATTAATTGCTGTGCTACCTTACCTGCGGGGGTGTTGAGTAATTCAGCTTCTCCTATTAGTTTGTTACCGTCCCAATCTAATTTTGTAATTAAGTGTGAGACATTAGTTAGTTTAACTGATGTATACTCAGGGTGGTCTAGCTCACCTAACAATCTTCTTTCGGAGATCATTGGCATGAGCTTACCCATCTCACGCTCTAATAACGACTTCTTGTAGCGACGATTGTTATTATTAAATTCATCGGCTCTACCGAAGATGCCTGCTACACGAACCAAACCATTACCTGATTTAGATTCGTTGATTACTCGTACTGAGTCTGTACCAAAGAAGTCTGTTAATAGATTCATATTAGATTCCTAAAAATTATTATTACCGCTGACTACGCAACTTTCTTTTAAAAGCTCCTTTTATAATCTTTTTAGCTTCTTTTCTTGGAGTACTTGTTAATCTTTCTTTCTTTACACCTCTAGACTCCCCAGTATCATCCCCACCTTTAATTCCGCGACCATAATGAGAATGCGCTCCTACTTTATTATCAGGATCTCTATAATAATCTACTTGATGTATCATTTGTCTAGATCCTCCTTTACCAGTGCCGGGTTCTCCTGCCCTACCCTTCCAATGCATATCACCGGACTCATCTTCCCCTGATGTACCTCTAGAAAGGTCCGCACCAGTTTTTGCACCAGTGCTTCTTTTCCAAGCATCGGAGCTTTTTGCAAGTTGATACTTCTTCATTTTAGAAGCTCTGTTAGACTCAGAAACTTCTACTGCTTCGGTCAATAAGTCGTATATTCTTTGAATGTAATTCATATTAGCAATTCCACTTTCTTAATGATTTGTTTATTCTGCTATTTGGATCATTAGCAGTCTTTTCAGATGTTCTACTCTTTTTCATCCCACCCATCCGAGCGCAGAATGATTTTCTTCTATTAGCAGCCTTTGAACCTTTTTTAAGTTTTGAAGGCTTGGTAGTTACAGCGGTCTTTAATTTTGAACCGGGGTTTTCTCTACGATAAGATTCAACTCCCTTTTTATTTAGACCACCGGAAGGATTTTTTCCCTCTTTTCTTTGCCAAGCTGCTACTTCTGTTATAAGATCACCTATGCGCTCAATTGAAGCATTTACATATTTTTTAGATTTAGTAAAATCGCTTGGATATTTTGCTAATCCTTGTATGGCAGTGTCAAGACTTGGATTTAATTCTTTTGTTGATCTCAGAGCTTCTGGAGATGTAGCACTTATGTATGCGCTTTTACTACTATATCGACCGGGAATCATCGCTGGTTTTGGTAAAGTAGAACCAAAACCTTTCCCCCCTCTTGGACTTAATCTAGCCATATCCCTTTGACTACTTCCAGCCCAATCACTCCTGTCAGATCTACCAGTAAGCCTTCTATTAAGTCTTTTTTCTAAAGCCGCAGGTGTGTTAGCCATATTAGACTTTAAAAAAGGGCCAACTTTTCCTGATTGAAGTTCATTAAACATGTTAGTTCCATAATAACCAGTTTTACTTGGGTCTGTTACTGGAATCATCTCGCTTATTAAATCACCTATGCGTTCAACTGAATCTTTTACACTAGCAGCTTTACGGCCTGCACTCTCTTTCTTAGCAGCTTGTAATTTATTTAATTGGGCTTGATGTGCAACTCTTGTTGCTGATTCAGCAGGTGTGCCCTCAGCCTCTTTTCTTTGTTTATAAAGAGCGTTTGCTACTCTTGTGGCTCTTTTTATTTTTTTTTCATTTATTAAGCTAAGTTCTTCAAAAATACGATCAACTGATTCACTAACGGGAACGCAATTAGGGACTTTACGACCGCCCTTCATTTTCATTCCAATGGCTTCGTAACCCTTCCAGCATGAACCTTTTTTCTTTTTTTGTTTCATCTGTGTTCCTTGTATTTTAATACTTTTTCTGACCGCTCTTTACCGTGTTTCTTGCGTGTGCGAACTGAATAACCCTTAATATCTTTAAATGGAGTTCCAGCAGCAAAACCTTTAGCTACTTTATTGCCTGCTTCTGTGCTCTTCTCACCCCAAGTAGGACGAGTTACAACATAAATTCTATCACTAGCAACTGTTGAAAATATTGCGCCATAATCTAAAGAACCTAATGCTTTAGATATTGATTTAAAAACTTTTACACGGCCTTTTGATGATTTTACTTTTTGACGAGTTACACCTTCTTTCGATGCAAATACGGATCTACCTGCATCGGAACCTCTTCCACCACCAAATCTAGATTCTTGTAAAAGTTTTATGATTCTCATTTCATCCCCTGTTTCTTTTTAACATCCATTACACAGCGTTCGTATTTATCTTTATCTCCTCTACCAACAGAAGTAGTGCATACTGCCCAAGGATTTACTTTTTTACCCTTTTTAGCTTCTGTCAATAGATTAAAGATTCTTTTGTAAATCATGTTAGTAGGTCCAACTCTTTTTTTTCTTTTTCTTCTTTTTTCCGGGGCCTGCCATATTAACGCCAATCATACCACAGGTAGTCATCTCCTGAATCAACCCTCTAGCTTGAACTAAAACTTGTTCAAATTCAGCTATTAGTTGTTCAGGAGATTTCGTCTTAGGTTTAATTCGCTCATCTACCCTCTTAGATTCTTGTACAGGTCTAGCTACAGCCTTCTTTTTTATTCCAAAGGATCTAGCAAATATATCTGTGACCGTAGCTTCATCTACTTGAATCTTAGAAAGATCAGGGCCTTCATAATTTGGGACTGATACAGGTAATCCATTAGATGTACTTTTTTTGTACTCATTTTTGTTTTGCTCAATGAGTGACATTGCAAAGTCACCTATAGAAAATTGTTTCGTCATTTAATTATCCTCATTTACCGGGATTCAATGATCTTTTATCGGAGGCTTCTGCGTGTCTTCTTTTTCTGCGTTCTTCAGCAGTGCCAGATACTTTGGGTTTTTTTGTACCCGTAACTACTTTTTTTGGACCCTCATCTTCAGCATCATCTAAGTCCTCTTTTTCATAAGTATCTGGGAAAGTGACTTCATTCATCAATGAACGCATGATTGGATCAGCTATAGCTAAGAAGGCTTCTTCTGAAATAAGCTCATCTTGATAGGCTTCTTTTAGAATAGATAGAACAGTTACGATTTCGGAAGACTCCCCACGCAACATTTTAAAATCTTTCTTATCCAATCTTCCGTTTTTGTTTATGTCTAATCTATGTTGCTTACCAATTAGCTTCTTCTTCATGTGTGAAGATTCAGCCTGCATTCCAAAAGAATCATGATCGTAGCGGTTGGCTTTACCTTTCGGTGTTGGGCCTACCATTCCTTTCTTTTTCTTCTTAGCTTTTTTAGCTTCGTTAATTAATCCAAATATACGATTTAGTGAATCCATAGTTATACCTTTCTTGCTAACAGCAAGTTTAATAGATGTGAATTTAGACTCACTTCTTCTTCATTGATTTTTTTAGAGGCATTTCTTCCTCTTCTTCTTCTTCCTCTTCTGATTCGTCTTCTTCGTAGAGTTCCTCACCGTCTTCTTCTTCCTCTGCTTCATTGAGGGTAGCAGCGTTGACGGCTTCAAGAACATTAGCTGTGTGCTCCATTAGGGCCTCATCGCTAATAGCCTCGTCTAGGTGTGAGGTGCAGAGGGGGCATACATGAGCTTCCTCTTCTAACTCCTCTACTTCTTCTTCGGTTGATTCGTCTATTTTCTGATCTTGTGTTTTGCCAACCTTTAGACCAAAATCAGCCCAAGCTGAGTTTTCGAGAATAATTTTCATTGCGTCATCTGATATATTTAAGTGCTTCATAATTTTAAATCCTTTGTGGGAATCTATCCCTATTGTTATTTATA